AAAAGGTAGATGGGATTTTCCTGACTTAAAAAAGATTGCTTTAGATGAGTATAAATATTGGGAACCCGAAACAATCTTGATTGAAGCGAAAGCTTCTGGTATGCCCTTAACACAGGAGCTACGTCAAGTAGGAATTCCTGTAGTAACTTATACGCCTAGTAAGGGCAATGATAAGCATGTACGTGTAAACTCCGTGGCTCCTATTTTTGAAGCGGGTCAAGTATGGGCAACCGACGACCGCTGGGCAGAAGAAGTTATTGAAGAATGTGCAGCTTTCCCTTATGGTGAGCATGACGATTTAGTCGATTCAACAACACAAGCTTTGTTGCGATTCAGGCAGGGTAACTTTATTCAACTGGATTCAGATTACATTGAAGAACAAAAATTTATAGAACCAAGGCAATATTACTAAATGTTACAATACGCACCCGCAGCATATAATTTTGTACAAAAATTAAAAAATTTAGCCATAGATGTGCCAAGTCTAAGTGTTACCAGATACGCAGACGAGGTTCCTGATTATGGACCTCTTTCAGTTTCGAGAACGTATAATATACAAAATAAACCTTTTCAGGAAACATTAGGCTTTACAACGAAACCTTTTAGAAACCCTGATTTCTATGAAACTCCAGAGGATGTGTACAAAGCTTTTTCAACAGGTTTACTTCAACAAGGAGAAGCCGCAGGGTTACTGCGAAATAAGTTTAATATAAGAGGAGTAGGTGCACCTATTGCAATGACAGATAAAATTGCAGCACAACCAAAATTTAAATTAGAACTAGCTAGATTTTTAGAATCTAATCCTGATTTTAAAAAGGCATATTCCAATTTATATAATGAAAAAATACAACAGGCTTATATCGCAAAACAAGGTGGTAAATATTTTGATCCGAAACAAATAGCTTTTGTTCAACGAGCTTTAAACTTAGCGATGGACCCTAAATATCTAGCAAACTATCCAAACATGACACCTAAGTTTAAATTAATAAATGCTATGAAGGATTCTTATAATCCTGATTTACGTATAAATGATTTTTTATCGTCGGATAGCTATAGATCAAATTTAGAACTAGCTAGAAGAATAATACAAAAAGAAGGATTAGATTATAATATACCTGTCGGTAAGGTAGAGAAGTTCGACGAACGTGCTATTTTTGTAAATGATGGCAGAACAGTAATACCTATGTCTGACAGCGCTGCTGCAAAAACTGCTACTATAGCAGGTAAACCTGCAAAAGTGCCTGTTAAAAATTATCTTGCTGAATTACCTGTGGGCACAGAAGTAGCGAGTCCGTACATAAATCAAATAAGAGTTGGTATGATAGGTAAGGAAGGCATGAGCTTCACAGATATAAAAACAGAAGCGATGAAAAATCCTAAGATTAAAAATTATCTTTCTCAAATAAAAAAAGTTGCCCCTAACGATGAACAGTTGTTTGCATTAGATCATGTAAGACCACAAAGGTTTGGTGGCACAAACGATAAAAGTAATCTTCGTTATATTATGGAATCTTCTCACCGTACATTAAAAAAAATACCTGAAGAAGATCTACCTCAAGGAGCAATTGTTAGAGAAAATGTAGGGTCTAAAACAGTTATGGAAACTTTAGTTTTTAATAGAAATAAAAAAATAGTAGATTTACTAGACGCTAATTACTTACAACAAAATAAAATTTCATCAAAAGATGCCATGAATATGATAGGGCAATTAAGTGATGAAGTTTTTGAGATTACACAAGATTTTAAAAAAGCAAATCCAAGTGTAGATTTTGCTACAGGACATGCACATATTATGATGCAAACAAAAAATGGTCCACAGTATGTGCCTTATTATATGACTAAAAATCTCAACGCAGATCAAATGAAAATACTAGACACTGCTGTTATTAATATAGAAAACAGACCAAACCAAGGTCAGTCAATAGAAAAATCTTTTGAAGCTTTATATGAAAAATATGCACCGTTTATAATGGAGGGAGCAGATTTAAAAGCAGGTGATATAAGAAAACTATCTGAAGAAACAGCTATGCGTGCAAGAGGTGGTGTTGTTGGGTTAAATGATGGTGGTGAACCTGCAACAGAAGAAAAAGGATTTTTTGAAAAACTTAGAGATGCAGCATTTAAAGGTTTGTCTACTACCACAGCGGGAGTTTCTCCAAGTCTTGCGTTCGTTGATAAAGATGAAGTAACGCCCGAGGATATTATGGGAGCAGGAGCTTTAATACAGCTTCAGCCTTTAGATGATAAAATAGATGAGATACGAAATAGCTATGCTGCTGATGTCGTAAACAATTCTGCAAATTTAAGTCCTGCAGCAATTGAATATTTAAAATCAAAAAATAGGGTAGATGAATTGAAAGCAGAATCTAAAAAAAGAATACAATTAGCTGCAAGATGTTCTTTTGGAGCAGCGGATCAAGAATTGTGTGAATTAAATTTTCCTAGAAAAGACTATCCTGACTACACTGACTTAGCAACATTAGTACAAGACCAAGAAGAATTTGAATTTAATTCTGATAAGTTTAAAAAACAATATCCAAATTATACTGGCGTTAGTAATATTGGTAATTTTAAAGATCAAGTAACTGCTGTTAAGAATGAACTATTACAAAATAAAATAAAAAAACTACCCTTGGATACAGCGAATGCTTTGGTTGAAATTTATCAAACTTTATCGCCAACTTCTTATTTAGGAGCATCAATTGAAAATCGCGGCGCTGAGATGAAAGGCGACTCTTTAGTTAGATCTGAATTCATAGATATGATGGAACAATACTATAAGGACCAAGGAAAAGAATTTCCTGAAGGAATGGAAGATTATTATCTATCTATATTTGATGATTTGGAAAGAACAGATATGCCTCCTAGTCTACCTCTCATGGGTGGAAAGGTAGAAGAGAAATTTAATAGAAGAATATTTACACCTCCAGAGGGTGATTCAGGACAACCCCTTTCATTATCAGGTTTAGCAAAAACAACTGGTATGAGCGCTTTAGCCCTTATGCCTATCGTTGGTAATCCTACTTACGCCGCAAGAATATTAGAAGTTATGAAAAGAGACGACATAGGCGTATTTAAAAAAATGATCTACACACAACCAAGATTACTTGGAATGCCTACAAAAGATGATTTGTTTGGAATGTTTAGATTACTAAAAAAATCATACACTGAAACTAATAAAGCCGTTATGAATTCTCCAACTGCACAAAACGTAATAAAGAATATTGATTCTATATTAGGGATGGAGTTAACAGAACAACAAGTTGAACGAAAAAACAAAGAAGAAGTAGGAATAGAAAACAATATATCTAATTACTACATGACTTTAGGAAAAGGAGAAACTCCTGAGTTTCAAAAAGAGTTGGCTATTCTTACAAGAAATAATCTAGAAACGATGTTGGCTAATCCTTCTGATTTTTTAGGAACCGAACAAAAAGTAAGTGAACTTCTTATCTTATCAAATACATTAGATCAAAACGCTTTTGAAAATGTTCCCCGCTGGGTGGAAGAACTAGCGAAAAGACAAGCACTTGCAATTATTAAAGAAAATAACTTAAAAAGAAGTACATTAGGTGATATGTTGTTTTACGATATGCGCAATCCAAAACCAGAAGAACCAAAAGTAGACATCTTTGAAGAAGAGGTTGTACCTAATGTTATACCTAGATTAGCCGTGGGCGGTGATCCGTTACAAGAGATGCAATCTGTTATGTTAGGTGGTACAGATGAACGTAACGAACAAGTAGATCAACTAGACATTTTTCAAGATCCACGGAACACGGAACTTCCTGCAGAAGTTGAAATGGCAAATCTTGTATTTGGTAAAGCACCAGGATGGGCGATTGCAGGAGTAAATAAAATTGATGACTTATTACGTCCAGGCGGCACAGGACAACGTATAGCACAAGCGGATGTTTTAGCAGATCAAGCGACCACCGTTGGAGAGAAAGCTAATCGTTTTTTCTCAGGCATCGAAGCACGGCTCATTGACCCTAACTCACCAGAAGTATTTAACGGACCAGAAGATTTGTATAATTTTTTACAGTCAAAAGGTATTTCGAAGTTTGAGGTAGAAGATTATCAAATACCACAGCTTATAGAAACAATGACAAAAACAGGGCAGCCTATTACAAAAGCTAACTTGTTAGAGAGAATTAAAAACGCACCTATTCGTAAATTAAAATCTACGGTTAGAGGTTTTAGATCGGAAACAGAAAACATAGATGGTACTTTTGATAGAGCTAAGTACGGCGACTCGTATTATGAAAAAGGTTCTATACCTGAGTCATATAGAGAAAACATTTTGTATCTTGAAGCAGGAGATATTCCTGGTGACGTTGCTTTGTATAGACATAGCACGCACGGGTTCTTTCCTGATGACTCAACAAACTACGTGATCGGGTGGACGCGGGGCACGGACCGTTATGCGATAATACCTGGCACCAAAGGACAGGTCACGAACATCGGACCAAAGGCAGATGAACTTAACAATAAAATAGAACGTCTAACAAAGATAGCAAACAGATCAGCAGAGGATATTGTCAATCAGTCAGGTGGCCGTGTATCATTAGAACAGGCAACAACAAATATAAACAAAGCAAAAAAACAATTAGCACAAGCACAAGAAGATTTGGCGAACGTTGGTAAAACAGATGACGCTATCGTTACAGGAGATCAAACAGTGCGTGTAACGTTCGCTGATGAAATACAATCTGACATCATGCAGACATACAGAAAACATTTAGAAAATGTTATGTCTGATTATAAAACATTAGTTGATAAAGGTATCGATGTTAAAGATACGACAAAGATAAGACAACAAAGCTATTCACTAGATTTAAAAACAGATCAGGACGTATTAGAATTTTACGCAAAACATAAAAGTTTATTTAGACCTGTGTTTAAAACAGAAGAAGACTTTGCTGCTTACATAGACGACATTAGAAAATCACAAGCAGTATTTAAAGACTTTGCAAAAATAAGACCAGGTAGTCTGTCTCCAGCAGCTCTAGCGGCAGCTAGACAAGCAGGCAAAGACAGAGATAAAGTATTAGCTATTTTTGAAGAAGCATTTACAAATCCTGAGACAATGAAAAAACTATTTCCTAATATACCATTTAAGGACAGAAAAGTGTGGGGTGATGCGTTAGTCAAGAATGATTTAGCAATGGCAGCAAAAAGAAAATTTGTTGATAAAGATGCAAACGCTTCTGATTGGTATGTTGTATCTCCAGCGGAACTAATAACAAGTAGATATAGTCAAGCAGGAACGACCGCTACACCATTTGCAGAGAGAACAAAAAACATGAAAGGTATTGGTCAATATGAGTTTTATGGTGGTCCCAATGTTACAGATCCTAATGGAAAACACTATACAAGTATATTGGAACAATCACTGCGTAGAGCAGCTAAAGTAAACAATGCTGAATTTAAAATTGTTAAGGTGCAAATAGGAGAAGCTAAATCTGTAAGTAGATCTGTGCAAATAATTAATGCACAAGGCGATATCGTAAAAGAATTTAAAATGGCAAAAAGCAGTAAAGCAGAAGATTTTGGTGATGTTATGAATAAAGCAGAAGATTATATCAACGAATCTGGTGCAGAAGGTTTAATGGCTAGACCAGTAGAGACACCTTCAGGCTTTAAAACTATAGATGCTTATGCTATAAAGTTAACCCCTGAGATGGTATTACCAACAAAAACACATCTAGCATCTGGAGGATATGTACGATATGATCCTCTTGTATCAATAGATGAAATGATAGGAGCTGCATAATGGTTGTAGAAAGACCAGCAAATTACGACGAACCACAAACGGTTAATGATCAATTAATGATACCACCATTGGTGGGACAAGAAGTGGAATTAGAACCAGGAACTGATCAACCTATTGATATTGAAATGACAGAAGACGGCGGAGCTATTGTTAATCCTGAAATAATGCCACCTGATACTGGATTTGATGGTAATTTAGCAGAGTTTATTGA